CGTGGATTCTACCACGCAGGCGTTGATGCGTTATAGGCAGGGATACTTTGTATCGTTGGATGATGATTTTGAAGACGAGGAGAAACTTAAAGTCGTAGGGAGAGAATACTACTAATGGGCATAGATGATTTAGACAAGAGCTGGTGGGAAAGAAAGGTAAGTGAACCTTACTTGAAGAAGAACTACGAAAAATTACCGTACCTTACTGCTCCAACCGAATATATCGGTGGAGGGATAAGCGATTTCATTACGGAAACAACTCCTGATCTTTTTAAGCATTATTTTGGAAAGGACAGTGAATATAAAAATTTTGAAGATTTGTACGGTGTGTATCCAATGCTGGAAGACGCAGCAAAGGAAGCCGTTAATCTGGGATATGAGGTTGCTGATTACGGAGCAGATATTGGACTTAACACCGCAACGATGGCTGCCAATCTTCCGGCGTACGCTTACAATGCAGCTAGTTTTCCACAAAACTTGGCAGCTGATTATTTCGGAATTGAAGGACTCAGAAATGAACCAATTGGAAGACCGTTTTGGTCAAATGCAGCTGGAACATGGTTGAAGGACACTGCCCAGGACGCGACAGGAATGGGAGGAACCGGAATGCGTGATGAATCGAAGAAATACCATACAGCATATCAGCCACCGGCTCTGACTGACCCTGAAGGAAATATTTTACGAGATGATGAAGGTAGAGGAACGGCGGACCATGACTTAGGAAAGTGGAATTTGTACCAGGACTGGAAGACGGGAAGTGGAACTGATTTCCGTGCCCTTGAAAGGGAAGCGCTTGAGGCATCCAATAAATACGTCGACCAGTGGGTTAAAGGTGAAGGGTCGGTGCAGAATCTCATGAAGGATTTCAATGAAAATTTCTGGGAGCCACTTGGTGAAAATGAAAAAAATTATTATGACAAGAATAAAATGTTTTCTAACTTTTACAATTACCAGCTGGATTATACAAAGGATTTCGAGAAAAACAAGTACGAGCTCAGCAAGACTGGCGATGACTTTGGAAAATGGATGTCACAGAAATACCAGAATGAAATGGTTTCCAAATACGGAAGGTATGAACTAGCAGATTTTGACAACGCCGTTGATAACATGGATTATATGTCACGCAACATAAGTCCGTTTGGAGACGAAGCGTCGGTTAACTTCAACCTTGCGAATGAAGATTACATTAGCGCCATGAAAAGCGGAAAGATGGTGTCTGAAATAGGTGCACCCAATGAATTTGACTACGGCGCCTTTGACCGTGAAAAAGGAGTTGGAATAAATAAATGGGCCGGCTGGGAGCCGTTCGAGCACGAAAACGAGGCAGTGAAAAAGTATTACGAGTCAGGACCTGTTTTGGCGGCGGAGCTACTCGCCGCTGGACGATGGACCCAGGCACCTCAAAAAATAACTAGGGCTCTTTCAAAAGGAAAGAAAGGAAGATTCGCAAGGGAGCTTTTCCCAGGACTGCTCCAGAACCAGGAAGGATTTGGAATATTGTCAATGCCTAAAAACTTTGGATTTAAGTTTAAGGATAACAAGGGAGCCAAAAGGGTAGCGAACTGGATGTTAAACACAACTAACTATCTCAGACCCAAAGGAGGTCAAGCTTATTTCGCTCTCCAATCAGGTGAGCTAGGGCGTGACTGATCATGGGAAGAAAACTTGAAGCAGCAAAAGAATTATTAGAGACAGGACTTGGGTCTTTGACCTTAAAACAAATTCGTTCTTTAGGAACGAAAAAAAAAATTAATCCCAATCAGGTAAAAATAGGAGCCGTCAAAAGCGGTCTTTATTATGATAAGGATCTACCCTTCATACATAAAATTCCTAGTGTTCAAGCTTCTGGAAAACATAAAGGGAAAAAAGATACGAAGTATAGGTTAAGATCTCAGGGTCCTGAGGATTTAATTACGGTTCATTTTTGGGAAGGCGGAAAACAAGTTTTTAAGCCTATGAAAAGGAAGGATTTAAGACCTGTAAAAGATCCAAAAACAGGAAAAACAGTATACAGACGTCACGAGAGTGATGAGAGAAGAATAAAAAAAGAAAAAATTACTATACCATTGTTAAAAAGGATTGTTGCCAATCCTGGAGAATTCGGATTAAAAGGAACTATGAAGAATACCAAAGATATTCTTCCCATTGTCAATAAAGAATTGGTAAAATCTGGTTATAAACCTGTAAATCAACATACACTTAATATTGATTTATTTAAGGTGCAAGGAAAACAAAGAGCTGATATTTTTAAGGGAAGTGATAGAGAAAAAGAATTTCATAGTTTTTTAAGAGAGATTAATCCTAAAACAGGAAAGCCTAGATTTAATACTATAGTTGTTTCAGAGATAAAAGCTGACCCTAGATTCAAAGATCTTAGTGGTGGAGTTATAAAGGAAAGCAGATTAAGGGGAAAATTAAACAGGCCTGTTGAACCAGGATATAAAGAGTCTCCTTTGGAAAATGCACAAAGAAGGATTAAAAATAAGCTGAAGGAAAAATATCCTGATATGATAAAGGAGGAGATAGCGGCTTACAATGAGCAGGCAAGAATATTACTATATGCTCCAGAGCACAGTGCTAATTTTAGTAAACGGCTTTATAATGAAAGGTATACGGATGAAGATTTGGATACTGTTATTAGATTTATTGAGAAAACGGATATGCCGTTATTTAGAAGTGGTCAACACCCTGAGATGGAAAAGTATATGACTGAAAGGGCTATAAATCAATTACGATCGGCGTTAAGTGGTGAAACATATACTATGGGCCATACTCGCCGTCGAGCCGGTGATACTTGGTGGCTGTCAGGTTTGGAAGACGCAACAATGTCCCCACAAAAAGGAGATATTAATTTAGCGCATTTACACTTGGATAATCAATTTCAAGCAGCTATTAAAAGAGGGGATATGAAAACCGCGGAAGAAGCTTATAGAAAAATGGTTCAAAAAGGAATACGATCTTCCATGGTTGATGAATTCGGGGAGCAGATATTTTATGGTTCTCCACCAATAAAAGGAAAAATGGCTGAAGGCGGAATAGTCAACGGCTACTCCAGAGGAGGAAAAGTCAAGAATCTCTTGGACGACGCCATCGGCATGATGTCAAGAAGAAAGTTCATGAAGGGAATGGGTGCCACGGCTGCATCCACAGCGATGCCGAAAGGATTGTTAAAAGCAGTCTCTCCGACCCTTTCAAAAGGAGCGATGAATTTCGCCCCGCCTTGGGTGAACAATATGCTTTCATCATTGAAGAGTGTTAAAGATTTAGGTGCACTTGGTCAGCGTCGCTCTGTCATGGGAGGAGGAATGAGCACTGGCAATGATGCCAAAATTATTAACCTAGGAACAAAGAACATAAAAGTTTATAAGGATCAGGAAGCAAAGATAACCTCCTTTAAGATTAAGACAGCCGATGAGAAAGCAGCAGATGATATTGCTAATTCACAAGGAGTAATGCCTAGAAGTTGGTGGGACGATGTTGAGTTGAGAGAGGAACCGGGTCAAAAGACAATAACGTTTAAAAACAAGGAATACGACGGAAACGACCAGCACATAGTAATCGACACGAAGAACAAGGAAACAAGATTCGTTGATGACAACTGGAGAATGGAGGCCGGCGGAGAGGATATAGCAAAAGATGACTGGATTGAGTGGGCGATAACCCCCAATAAGAATGAAATTAAGGTTGCATTGAAAAAACCTCTTAGCGAAATAGATGACGCAATAGTTGACGGATATTCCGTTAATGATATGGAGGACTACGGAATGGATAGTTATGTTGATTCTTTCTCACCATCTGGTAATATATTTGGAACCGTTGAAAGAATGGTTAAAAAAATGAAGAAGAAGGACATGTCAAGACAAGAGAAAAAATTAAATGATGAATCAAGGGAAAAAAACATGATGGAATGGGAAGGACAGTTTAGAGGCGGACAAGGCATACATGGATATAGTCATGGAGGTGTGGCTAACACAAGGGATAGAGTTGGAGAGTTTTTTAATCCTCCAAACTATCGACAATTACCGGCTCAAGCTAATAATTGGCTAGCCCTTCAAGGAAATGATAAATGGGAAGGTTTATCAAAAGATCAATCAAGGCATGAAAAAACTTTAAGTTTTGATAATCCACAATCTGGCATAAGAGCAGCAATTATAAGTTTAGCATCGCGTGCAGCAAGAACAAATAAAAGCCCTAATTTAAGCCTTAATCAAATATTTTTTGAAGACAGCCCATGGGCCGAAAACCAAGGAGCTTATAGGCAATACTTTAAAGATTTAAATCTTCCCACTAATACAATCTATGACATGTCTAACCGTGAAAGTGTCTCGTCTTTAATCAATACCATAGCAACACTAGAAATGGGAAATGAAGATTATAATTCTCTAGATTCTGGAAGAAGAGATCATATAATAAATCAAGGAATTGATATGGCCTATAAACGTTTAATAGATCCTGACTATGGTTATTATTCTATCTATGAAAATAAATTTGCAGAGGGCGGAATAGCGAGAAGACCAAACGCGGTTCCACCGGAAAAAGGACCGGACCCATACGGAACACTGATCGACGATTCAGTCTCGCAGATAATGAACAATCCTTCGGAGTTCATGGGAACGCAGTTCATTCAAAAATTTAGCAAGGGAGGATTTGTAAAAAAGAACGCTCCTAAGGTAATTGGAATGCTCACAAACTACAAGCCCAAGCTGACAATGTCTCCAGGACTTAAGAAAGCACAGCCAAAGATGGCAGGGAAAAGAATAATAGAAGAAGAAACAGTTGAACAGCCAGGAGCAATGTTCTGGGGATCCCGTGAAAAGATCATAGGAGCGCCGTCAGAGGCCATGACGGGAACGCAGTGGCTTCAGTACATGAAGATAGGAAAGCACGGAATACTGAATCCAAAAGGATTCCCTGTCATAAAGGACATGGAGCTTAATGACACTTCACTGGCACCTTGGTTATCGAGGATAGGAAATAAAACACTCTCAAAGGAAAAACTTGTCAAGCAGTTTGATGAGATGTCACCTACTATGGAAGTTACTGCTCTTGGCGAAGATACTGCGCATACAAGCGTACGCATTATGGAAGACATATCAAAAAGCCTAAAAAGTGTTGACACACAGGCAATTAGAAATCCGCAGATAAAGGGATTTTATGACTACATGAAGGCCGTGATGCCTCAGCTGAAAGAGTCTACCACTAATGATGCAGCTAAGGGCATAGTTAAAGGAATTGATGATATGGTATTTAATAATTTTGGTGTTAAAGATGCATTGGCAGAAGGTGTTCCGCAAAGGTTCCCGTTTGAGATCAAGGGAATATTACAATCACTGTCCACTGCCCTAGGAAAAAGAACGGCTGGATTTAAGACATACAAGCGATCACCGCAGCACCGTGGAACGCAGATGATGCAGGGAGGCGACAATTACCGTGAATTTTTATTCAAGGCCAAGCCAGGAAGCTTACGCCAGAATGAGCCGGAATACAAGTATGCGCATGACTTTAATTTAAGTAGTGCGGATAGAACAGGAGGTGTTGTTCACACAAGGACATCCGATAGGACAGACGAGTTTGGAAGAAGGCTTTTGAACATAGAGGAAATACAGTCCGATATGCACCAGAAAATTAATGCAGCGCAAAGGAAAGTGAAGAAACAGATTGCTGAGTGGGAAAAACAAGGGCTTAAACCACATGAGGCATATCTGAAGTTAAGCACAAGACAAAGAAAGGAATTTGATGAATTAACTGCAGCGTCTAAATACGCGCCGCGTGGAGATTTGAAAGAGGAAATAGGAACGGCCAATGAGCAGCACTTTGCACTTGTAAAGGCGAAGATTGAGGACTTACTGGCGCAACCACAGACAAAGCAGACCGTCACTAGATTGACTAAGCTTAAAAAGGAAAGAACGAAAATAAGAAAAATGATTGAAGAGGAGAAAGCCAAAATGGCGGAGGGAAGCCATAGTGGTGTTCCTCAAGGTCCACTCAGCAAGACGGAGGATTATAATGAATTTGTCATGAAATACATGCTACGCGTTGCACGCGAAGGCGGATATGATGGCATCACAATTAATACTCCAGCTATAAAGAATATAGGAATGTCCCCTACAAATAAGGACTATAAAGGAAACCTTGTTGCCTACGGACCAATGGCGAAAGGCGCCATGGAGAAGGCAGCGAAAAAAAGTGGTGCAAAATTTATGAAAACATATATAAAGGATGGTAATGGAAGGGTATGGGAAGTTCCAATGCTATTAATCAAGGAAAATAAGGCCGCGCAGGCCATTATTGACAAAGGCCTTCCTGTATATAAACGAGGAGGAGTAGTTAAAAAATAATGCCACCAAAAAATCCAAACAATAATATAGAGAACGCTTTAGGTTCCTTAACTGACGCATTGGAAATAGAGCCAACAGGCGAAGAAATACAATTGGAGCCTGATCAAAAGATTTCTGATCCTAATGTGGAGATAACAGAAACAGAAGGAGGCGGTGCGGATGTAAACTTTGATCCAAATGCACCCATTGACACAGCCAACATTCCTCATGACGCCAATTTGGCGGATTACATTGATGAAACAGAATTACGTAGATTTGCAATAGATCTAGTACACGATTTCGAAACGGATAAGGATTCAAGGAAAGATTGGGAAGACACCTATATCAAAGGCCTTGACATGCTCGGATTCAAATATGAAAACCGAACCCAACCGTTCGAAGGAGCGTCCGGGGTCGTACACCCCTTACTCGCTGAATCTGTTACGCAGTTTCAAGCCCAAGCGTATAAGGAACTTCTCCCCCCAAGCGGCCCCGTTCGTACTCAAGTTGTCGGGCTTTCCACTCCTGAAATTCAGGATCAGGCAAAGCGCGTACAACAGTTCATGAACTATCAGATAGTTGATATCATGAAAGAGTATGACCCGGACATGGACCAGTTACTATTTTACCTTCCACTCGCTGGATCAGCTTTCAAGAAAGTTTATTATGACAGCTTGTTAAAGCGTGCGGTCGCAAAATTCATTTCAGGTGAGGACTTGGTAATTAATTACATGGCAACGGATCTACAGAATGCAGATAGAATCACGCACATAATCAAAACAAACGCCAATGACATTAGAAAACAGCAACTTCAAGAATTTTACCGTGACATTGAATTAAAAAGTGGAACAGTGGAAACAAGCGAGGTTGAGGAAAAGATAAATACACTAGAAGGCGTTCAACGCGAATACACCGATAAGGATGACGAGCATACAATTTTGGAAATGCATGTTAATGCGGACGTTCCAGGATTTGAAGATGAAAGCGGAGTCAAGCTTCCCTACATTATTTCTATTGATCAATATTCACAAGAAGTTTTATCCATCAGAAGAAACTGGAAAGAGAAAGATCCAAACTTTGCAAAGAATGATTATTTTGTACACTACAAGTTCCTCCCAGGCCTAGGCTTTTACGGCTTTGGTCTAATACATATGCTAGGTGGGTTGTCAAGAACTGCAACAAGTGTTTTGCGGCAATTAATTGATGCAGGTACTCTTGCCAATCTGCCAGCAGGTTTCAAGGCACGTGGCATGCGTATACGTGACCATGACGAGCCATTGCAGCCAGGGGAATTCAGGGACGTTGATGTTACAGGAGTTTCCATTAAGGAATCATTATTACCACTTCCTTACAAGGAACCATCACAGGTTCTCTTTGCTCTTTTAGGATTTGCCGTTGACGCGGGAAAATCTTTTGCGGCAATAGCGGACATGAAGATGGGCGAAGGTAATGAACAGAATCCTGTTGGAACAACATTAGCTCTTTTGGAAAGAGGAACAAAAGTTATGAGTGCAATACACAAACGATTGCACTATGCACAAAAAATTGAATTTAAGTTATTGGCAAAAGTATTTCAATTATACTTACCACCAGAATATCCTTACATGGTTGTTGGTGGAAACCAAATGATCAAGCAACAAGATTTTGATGATCGTGTTGATATTATTCCCGTTTCCGATCCAAATATATTCTCCATGGCACAGCGTGTTACTTTGGCGCAACAGCAATTGCAGTTAGCTACGGCTAATCCAGGATTACATAATATGCGTGAAGCCTATAGAAGAATGTATGATGCGATGGGAGTTGACAATGTGGATTCTATTTTAAAACCTGATCCAGAGTTACCGGAACCTACGAGTCCGGCGACAGAGAATGCAGGCGCCATGAATGGCAAAGCCCCTAAGGCTTTTCCTATGCAGGACCATCAAGCGCATATACAGACACATGCAGAATTTATGTTTACGCGTATGGTACAAATCAATCCACAAGTTTATTCCATGTTGCAATCACACATTTGTGAACACCTTAGTATGATGGCTGCGGCACAAGTTCAAGAAGAGTTTAAGCCTCAAATGGAACAGATGAAGCAGGCACAGCAACAAGCACAACAAAATCCTCAAATGGCACAGCAGGTGGAACAACAAATGAATGAACTTATTAATGCACAAGCTGCCAAACAGGCTCAAATAGAGGCGAAAATGACAGCATCATTAGCACAGGATGAAGAAGCTCGAATGAAACGAGAAGCGGAAGATCCATTGATCAAGCTTAAACAGCAAGAGATTGATTTGAAGGCTATGGAAACACAAGCCAAGCTTCAAAAAGATATGCTCGTGGACTCTGAAAAACTTGACATTGAACGTGACAGGCTGGAAGCGGATACAAGTATTAACTTGATGAAAGCTGCCGCAGATGTTAGTAAGGAAGATTCTGCCGAAGCGATGACACTCTTCAAGGAGAACATGATCAATTCTAGGGATGCAATGAAGCAGCGTTCTGCGGAAAAGATATCGAGGGAAAATGCTAAAAATAAAACAAATGGAGCGGCTAAAAAATAAAGTAGAAAAAATAGCTTCTGCAATGAAAAGGATTGAAGAGGCAGCTACTAGTCAAATTAAAACTGAAGATGAATATCTTCAGGTATGTGGAGCGTTGCTAGCTGTGACACGAAACATGTATGTGGAAGCATTAGGACCTCAAGGAGCAGCTCGCATGTTCCAGGAAGTTGCCAATACTTTTATGATTCAGGAGGAACTGATTAATGAATTTTATTACAACGAAGAAAAACCAACGATACATTAATGCCTTTTAGATCTGAAAAACAACGAAGATATTTATGGGCGAAGGAGCCTGCCATTGCTAAGAAATGGACGAAAGAACACGGCAGTAAGGTCGTTAAGAAGAATAGAGGTGGACTATTCCATGCAAATGGTTATAATACCGCCCCTTGGGTAAATGAATACGGATATCCTACAGGTGGGATAACAGTAAAAAAGGGAGACTAATATGCCACAAGTAGGTAAACAAAAATTTCCATACACTTCAGGCGGAGTCCAGAAGGCGCAGAAGCACGCTAAAGCTACAGGACAGACAGTTAATATGGAGGAATACAAGAGAGGCGGAAAAGTTAAGAAAAAGAAAGGTGGTGCAGTGAAGAAGAAATATCACCACGGTGGCCGTGTGATGGCTGGCCAGAAAAAGCCTAAAAAATGTTAACAAGGAGGTAGATATGAATCTATTAAAAGATCTTTGGACACACATAAAGGAATGGAATGACTGGAAAATGAAGGACTGGATAAAGGCCGGAATTTTAGTAGTTATTGTTCTTGTTGTGCTTAAAGTAATTATTGTTCCAGGTGTATAATGGTTACTAGAGACGAATATTTAGCGAAAACAAAAGGATATAAACGTCCCGCAATTAATTTTAATCAGCGGGACAATATCCGTGAATTTGCAGGTAGTGGT